ATCGACCAGGGCGGCGTCGAGGTCCAGCCACACCTCGGGCCGCGCCGTGTCGCCATCGACGATGATGTGGTCGAGCAGCCAGGCTTCCTCGCCCTGCCCCCAGCCGACGATGCTGGCTTCGATGCGGTCCTTTTGCACGTCGACGCCGGCGCTGACCAGCGCGATCGGCAGGGCGTCGCGCTCGTAGTCTTCAAGCCGCGAGATCAGGCTGATGTCCTCGATGCTGTCGCCGCGTTCCTTCCACGGCTCACCCAGGTAGGTATTCACAAAGCCCTTCAGCTCGGCCGTGTCGCCCTGGCTGGATAGCCACTTCTGCGCCACCGCGCGCCAGTTGAGGCCGAGCCCGACCGGCGCATACAGGGCGTTGAGGTGGTAGCCGCGGTGGTGGCGGATGCCGGGCCGCTCGGCGATCCAGCGCCCGCCCGCCAGCATGTCGGCCTTGTGGCCCTCGTCGATCTCGGCGCCGCATTCGCGGCAGACGTACCAGGCGGCGGTGACCTGCGGCACGCTGTTGGCGTCCTCCCCATCCGCATGCGGCGCGGTGCGCCACTTCAAGCCGTGCGGCTTGTCCTTGCCGCCGAATTCCAGATGCTGCAGTTCGCTGCAATGCGGGCACGGCACATGGTAGCGGCGCCGGTCGCTGCGCTGGTATTGCGAATCGATGCGCGAGGCCCCGGCCTGCGTCGGCGTGCTGACCAGATACGTCTTCGCCCGCGAATAGGTGCGCTGCCGGTTTTCGATCAGCGTCATCGGGTCGCCCTCGCCGCCCACGTCCCACGGGAAGGCATCGACCTCGTCGCAGATCACATACGGCAGGTGGTCCGATCGCAGGCTGTCCGGCGAATTCGACCCAGCCTTGATAATCCGCGCCCGCGCGCCGTATTCCAGCAGGTCGCCGCGGTTGGCCTTGCTGCGCGTGGCCGTGCTGACCAGGTCGGCCAGCCCGGCCGACTCGTCCAGCATCTTGGCCAGGCGCGGGTTGAAGCTGCGGTCGCGCAGTTCGAGGGTCGGCATCACCACCAGCAGATCCTTGTTTGCCAGGTGCTGCATGATGTAGCCGATCCAGTTGAAGATCACCTCGGTACCGCCCACGCCCGACGACTTGATGAACGTCACCTGGCGCACCGCCGAATGCTCGGATAGCGAATCCATGATCTCCTCGAGGTAGGGCGTCAAGCTGGTATGCCAGCGCCCCGGCGCGTTGGTGCCCGACTTCATTTCGCGGTGGCGGTCGGCCCATTGCGACACGGTGAGCAGGTCGCGCGGCTTGACCCCGCGCTTGACCCGCTCGCCGACGATGGGCAGGGCGGTCGAGGCGCGCGCCGCGTTTTCCCCGATGGCGCCCAGCAGGTCGTGCGCCGCGTCCGACATCAGGTAATGCACCCGCGTTTCGTCCCGCTCGCCGCGGATGGCGTCGAGGAAGCGCGTGGCAGCGCTGTCGATGGCGGACAGCAGCACCGCGCGCACGGCGGCGCCGGCGGCGATCAGGTCGGCCTGGCTGCAGGTTTCGGCGTGCGCGGCCTCGAAGTCCTGCTTCGCCTGCGCCGCGCGCAGGGTTTCGCGTTCGGTCTGGAGGTCGGCGAGCGAGGCCATTTAGCCGGGGAACTCCGCGCCGGTGGCTTCGAGCGTGGCGCGCTTGCCGGTGAATTGCTGCCAGCGGCGGACGGCGACGTCGACATACTGCGGCGACAATTCCATCGCGTAGCAGCGGCGGCCGGTTTGCTCGGCGGCGATGCCGCCCTCGGCATCGATCAGCACCGGGTTGGTGAAGCCGAACTCGCGGATGCTGGCGGCGATCTGCGCCACTTGCGCCTCGCTGTGCGTGCGCGAATTGCGCGCGTAGGGGATAAGCCGCTCAACGGCGACGGTTTCGATTTGCATCGGGTTCCTTTTCGGGTAGGTTGATAACCATGTCGGCCCCGCTGATCTCGAAGCGCACTGCCGGCCGCGGCGTGCCGACCGTGCGCCCGGCCTCGCTGGCGTAAAACGTGGGCAGGCCCTCGACGGTGGCCTTGCGGATCATGCCGTCGATCGCCTCGCGGCCGAAGGCGTCGCGCATTTCGTCAATAAAGGCGGCGACCAGCGGCATGGCGGCGCGGGCGGGTTTGGGGCTCGCCATGCGCGTCTGGGATTCCGTTTCGCGGATAGTCGTCATTCCGCCACCCCGCCAGCGCCGGCCTTTGCCCCAGCCTGCCCGCTAGCCCGCATGCGGCGCAGGGCGCGCGGGATTTCGCTCTTGACCATCCAGCGCAAGCGGCGCAGCTCGGCATCGAGCAGGCGGCGGCGGTCGAGGTCGCTGGTCATCACCGCCAGGCGCGGGGCGCACTGGTCGATCACACGCTCGACGGCGGCGCGCAGGCTGCTGCCGATGCCGAGGCTTTCGCGCTTGACCAGCGCCAGCGGGTAGCGCAGGCCGCGGCGCAGGGCCATTTCCAGTTTGATGGACTGGTTTTCGTACTGCATGGCGACGGCTTTGTAGCGGGTGCGGGTGTTTCCGTCGCCGCCGGTTGCAGAAGTTGCGCCGGCCGCGTCCATCAGTTGCGCCGCCGTTGCGCTAAATCGGGCCGCTGTGCCGTTTTCGGCCTGCGGCTGGGACGCAGACCCCACCGCGCCACGTTTTTCGGCGTGGCGGGCCGTTACGTCGTCCCGGCCGCCCTTGGTTTCGTACCAGCGCTGGACGCTGGCTTCGACATTGACCCGGCCGTCCGGCATCAGCACGATGCGCCCGGCCTGCGCGGCGCGGGTGATGTTGCTTTTGTTGATGCCGATGCGCCGGGCGAAGGCGGCTTTTGTCTCGATCATGGCCGGCCACCAGTGAAACAGGGGGGTGTGCAGGGTGTGCAGGGTGTGTTCAGGGTACCCTGAACGCTGGAAACCCGCGCCACGACTGCCCTGTGTAGGGTGTGGTGGGTATACCCCCTAAGCGCGCACGTGAGGAATATGTGCGCCGGCGCGCGCGTGGAAAAATACCCGCGTATACGCACGCGGGCGCGTTTGGCGTGCACACCCTGCACACCCTGCACAGCCCTTGTCCCGCAAGGCGTTGCGCTGTTCAGGGTACCCTGAACACTGGGCCGTGTACCCTGAACACTGGGGTTATATGACCTCATCCGTAGCCCCTATTTTCGCCGCCGGCGTTATTCAGCGCGTCGGAAAACGCCTGCACGCACTCGGTGAGCCATTGCGCCTGGCTGGTCCCGGCCTGCATGACGTGCTTCTGGCTGATGGCGCTGTCTGGCGGGATCACCAGCACGCGCGGCTCGGTGCCGCCGGCGAAGTTGCCGCCGGGATAGATGCGGTGCCGGCTCTTGGACCACCCGTACATGCGCGCCAGGGCGCCGTGGAACTGGTTGTCGGGTCGCGGCCGGCTTTCGCCATGCAGCCGGCACCAGCGCAGGTAGGCTGCGTAAACGTCGGTGCTGATCGCAGGGCACACCGGCAGGCCCAGCTCGCCGGCCACCCACTCCAGGGCGAAGCGCATTTCGCTGGGCGTCGAGAGCGCGATCAGGGCCTGTTTGGCCTCGGTCATCGGCGGGCGTTTTTTCGGGTGGAAGTCGCCGAGGTCGAGCGTCATCAGGTAGTGGTACAGCGCCGCGACGCCGCCGCGCTCGATCTCGAGATAGACCTCGTCGTAGTAGTCCTCGTCCACCGCGGGCGGGGTGTAGATCACGCAGTGCCGGCGGTCGTCGTTGTCCAGCGGCAGCGGCTGGTTCTCGTTCGACAGGAAAACGCCATTGACCTGGTTGCGCTGGCGGTAGGCGGCGACGTTTTTCGGGTTGACCCGTATCCACTCGCCGCTGATCAGTTCCTTCAGCTCGTTTTTGATGTGCCACATTTCGGCGCGGGTGACGACTTCTTCGGCGAGGATGAACAGTTTGGAATCGACCCAGTCGCTGTTGAACCGATCCTCGAGCCCGCGCTGGTTGAGCACGGTGGCGTAGTCGCCGTATATCTTGGCCAGGCATTGCCAGACGGTGCTTTTACCCGTGCCCTGCGGCCCGTGCATGATGATGGCGCTGGACATCTTGGCGCCAGGATTCTGCAGCGGGTAGGCCATCCAGCGCAGCACCCATTGGTAGAGCGCCTCGCCGTTGGCGTCTGCGCTGCACAGGTAGGCCAGCAGCTCGAGCAGGCGCTCGCAGCTGCCCTCTTTCGGCTCCATCGGCCAGCCCTGCCAGGTGTTGAGCTTGACGGCCTTATCGGCGCCGGACGGATCGAATCCGACCTGGTCGAGGTAGTACGCGCCGCGCTCGATATACACCGGATGCCGCTTGATGTCGTCGCCGCGCACGCCGGCCGGCAGCAGCGTGATCATCTGCTCACGCAGCGCGATCTTGTTGGTCCAGGTGTCGAAGACATACTTGCCGGTGCCATCATCCAGCGGCACGAAGCGCGCGACGATGTCATCCAGCGGCATGACGGACATCGCGCCGCGGCGACCCTTGCCCCCGTCGCCTTCCCCGCCCCCCTGATTGCCGGGCAGCGCGACGGGTTGCGCGTCCTTCCACTTGAGCGCGTCGAGCTTGGCGTTGATCTGGTTGGCCAGGACGAGGGGGAGCCCGGTGAGCACCTGTAGATCGTTGTAGTCGGTGAGCTTTTTGCCGTTGCGCAAGTCGGTGCCGTCGGCGGCGATGAAGTCGGGCTTGATCCAGTCGGCCAGCTCGATGGCGCTGGCGGCGAGCTGGGCCGCTGACACACCGGGATTGGTGCCGGTCTTGGCCTCGGTAGTGTAGTCGTCGTCGGCGCAGATCAGGATGCGCAGCTGCTTGTACTTGGCGCGGATATCCTTCGCGGCTTTGCCCAGGTTGTTGGCGCTGAAGGCGTAGGCCACCGCCTGCCCGGTGGCGGCGGCCAG